CCTGCCCCTTGGCGTCCTTCTCGATGTCCACGCGGGCGAGGAACTCGATGCCGTCGAGCTCATGGAAGCCCTGGATGCGCCGCGCGGCGGCGGCTTGCGGACCGTTGTCCCGGGGGTGGACGTTGCGGGCGGAATTGAGCACGGCGCGGATGAAGCTGCGGCCCATGTTGGCCCAGGCCGGCCCCTTGGGGGAGTGAAGCCCGATGTTCGACCACAGCTTGCGTTTGGCGAACGGCCCCTCCAGCACGACGAATTCGCAGGCGAGATAGACGCTGCCGGTCTCGAAGCTTTGCGTGGCCCAGCCGCCCGTCCAACCCTGCGTTTGGTCGTCGTAGCCGCCCGGCTTGATGGTCATGCGCACCGGGACCAGGGTGTTTCTGGGGATGAGTTCGAAGGAAGCCTGTTGTTCGGCGTCGTTGAAGTCGTTCCAAGCATGGGTGTTCATTTGCTTCTCCTTGTCTGGGTTGTCTTGGCCGGGGCGATGCCCAGCGATTTGCGGATTTCGTTGGCGGCGCGCCTGATGGCGGCCATGTCTCTTTTGAGCTGGAGGACGCGCGCCTCCAGTTCGCCGTGGTGATGGCGCAGCCAGGTGTTCTCGGCCTGCAGGCGCCGGATCGTCGCCTGGGTAGCCTGTTCGTAACGCTCGAACTCGACGAGCGAGATGGTTGCGCGGGTCACGATCTCACTCCCAGGCACTTGTGGATGAGCTTCAGGAGGCTCGGCTCCTCGACGAGGTCGAGCCGGCCACTGCGATCCTTGGCGGGATACCCCCACGGGTTCACCGTGTGGCAGACGAAGGCGCGATAGGCTTCTCCGGCCTCGGTCTTGAGTTCGGCCAGGGTCACGACCTCATCGACGATGCCGGGCAGCTCCAGCGCGGTCTTGGAGCCCTCGATCTGCGGCACGAAGACCTTGCGGTTGAAGTCATCCAGGCGCTCCTCGAGAATCGCCACAAAAATGACGTTCTTGTCGCGAGCGTGCTGCAGGTGGGTGAGCGCCCCGATGAGCTCTTGCCCCAGAAGACCGTAAGCGCCCCGGATGTCGGGTTTGCCGGTGCGGTCGGAGAGAGCCTGGGGCTGGGTCTTGGTCCAGGTGAAGGCCAGGCGCGAGAGCACGGTGATCGAGTCGACGAAGTAGGTGTCGTACTTCGCGAGCAGACCGGGGTCGCCGTACTTCTGGCAGACGTTCTGGTAATGCGCCTCGGAGAACGGCGCATCCGGCGGCAGTGCCGGGTTGGGGCCGGCAAGAAACACGACCAGATCGCGGAACTCGGGCCAAGTCGCGGGACGCACGCAATCGCCGCGCCAATCCTTGACGGCGAGATCGCCGGCCTCGGGATCGACGAAGAGCGTCGAGGCCTCGGGCAGGGTGCGAAGCTGGCTGGTCTTGCCAATACCGCTCTTGCCCAGGAGCACGAGCTTGACGCCCTGCTTTTCGGCGAGGCGCTGGTCGGCGGTGATGATGGGGAGGCTCATCGGTCACCTCCCTCGAGCAGTGCCAGACGAAAAGTCGGCTTGCCGGTCTTGAGCGTGCGGGCGGGCGCGAAGGCGCTTTTCAGGGTCTCGGGCCAGGCGTTGAACTTCGTCTCCGAGACGCGGTAGCCGATCTCGACGTACTCGGCCGGGTTCTCGCCGCCCTCGGCGATGCGGCGCACGATCTCGGCGAGACGCTGCTGATCCCACTCGACCCGCTTAGGAAGGTCGGCGGTGACGCGCACACGGCCGTCGTCGAAGTGCACGACGCCGGTGTCCTTGCCGGCGGCCAGACGCAGGGCATGCGCGCGGTCTGCGTACTTCAGCTCCAGCGCGCGGTCGATGTGCTCGACGATGGACTTGGCGACGGAAAGTATGTCAGTGGCGTCGCTCTTCAGTTGGAAGAACTCATCTGCCGGAAGCCCGGCGAGTTCGCCGAGTGGAGTGGCGAGGACTTGGTCTGAGGTGAGGCGGCTCATGCCACACCTCCCGCGCCGACGCGCTCGGAGGTGCTTCTGCGCAGGCACTCCGCCTCGTAGGACTCGACGTCCTCGACGCGGTAGAGCACGCGCCCCTGGATTTTCAGGAAGATCGGCCCGATTCCCTCGGAGCGCCAGCGTTCCAGGGTGGCTTCGCTGACGCCCCAACGGTCGGCCAGTTGGCGTTGGTTGAGGTGTTTGACGCTCACGTTTTTCTCCTTTCGGGTGGTTGCGAAAACGTGAGGCCAGTGTCGGATTCGTGATGTGCGGGCGTCAGTCACCGCCATGTACGGGTGGATGTACGGAAGAGACCGAAGCGAAGAAATACGGACCCCAGAAAACAAAAAAACCGCCCGGAGGCGGTTGCGCGGATCATTGAAGGTCGCCGATTGGCGTCAGTCGAGCCGAAATCCGTACTTGCCCCTCTCGGGATTGGCGATGTAGTCCTCCCACTCGGTGTTGCCGCTAAAGAGGTTCTGCATGCGTTGGCTGCGCGCGGCCCGTTGGTCGGGGTAAGCGGCGCCGAGAATCTCCCTTGCTGTCAGTAACCAGCGGTCGTTCATGGCCTGCTGGTACATGTAGCGCACGGCCGCCGCCTGGCGCGCGCCCCTGATTACCCAGGGCTTGTTGCTTTTGCTGCGAATGGTGAGAGTATGGGTGTACTCGTCGAAATGAACCGGCAGGATCGGACGAAGCGTTCCGCCGGCGGGCGCCGCCAAGATACGGTGGAGCAGGTCCATGTCCAGGGTGGGTGTCGTCACGTAATCGACGAGCACGTCGCACAAAGCGGCGAAGCGGTAGTTCTTGGGAGGACGGACGAACTCCGGCAAGGGTTGGCCTGACGTCAGGATCAACCCCTGATCCGGCAAGGTCGGGGCATGAAAGTACCGGAACACGTCTTCCACGGCTTGGGCGAGGCCACGCACGAACCAAACGTCTGTGTGCGCCGGGCCGATCCGAGCCTTGCCCAAATGCCACAGTACGCTGTCGATGGCAGCCGACTCGATACCTTTGCGCAGGGCCTGCGGGATGGCGAGCAGATCGGCGACGGCGCCGAGAAACGCGCCAGGGCGAACGGCATAAACCGCCGCATCTTCGGTCGTGACGTACTTCGGCCGGAAGGTTTCCGGGCACCGATAGCGGTATCGAGCGGGGTCGTCATCTTCCTCGAGATCGACGGAAACGCGCTCATCGCCGCAGGGCGCGGGAAAGGAACCGGCGTAGCCGACGCAATCGATCCATTCCTCCATCGCATCGGGCGCCAGTGACGTCATGCGCGCGACATCCCAGCCTAGAACACCGCAAATGCGCTTGCCATCGATGTCAGCGAGCGGCTGGTGGGAGCGCTCGAACAGATCGGTCAGCTCAAGCAGCGACTTCGTCGGCAGGCACTTCGGCGGCAACGCCGACCTCCTTGATCAGCTTCCACTTGGCGAGCAGTCGGTCGCACAGGGCACGATCCTTCTCCCGCTTGGTCTTGATGTTGCATTTGTTGTCGTCGCGCAGAATGACGGAAATCGTCCGTGCCCGTTCCTTGCCGACCTTCTTCAGTCGGATCGAAAGCCTGGCGTAGTTCAGAGGGTGGTGACGGAAATCGAACGACGGGCCGACCAGGGACTTGGACGCTGCATGGATTCCGTCCGGATCCTTGGCTCCGACCTTGACGACGAGCGAGCGGCCGCCCGCATCGGAATATCCCAGTTCGACCACCGTCACCGAACTGACGTTTTCGCCCGACAGGTCGAAGTGGCGAGGCGCTGCGAGGCTCTGGTAGTCGTACTGCTTGAGCGGAATCTTCTCCCCCGAGAACGGAGACTTGAGCAGGCAATCGGCGACGATGCGGGCAAGCATCTCACGGCCATCGGTCTCCTTCGACAGCACTTCGAGATAGCCGTTTGCCGGCTCGTAGGTGACGTGGGACGACACCGCGCGGATCACCTCCTGGGCCACCAGTTCGCTGGCTTGCACGCAATCGATGATCTCGGGCGGTCGGTTGTGATGGATGCTGATCTGGTACAGATCGACGTCATCTCCGGTCTGGGTGTTCGGGCGCAGGCGTTTGAAGATTTGAATGGCGACATCG